TATCGGCAGGTGACACTCTGGTTGTCTGGAAGCTGGATCGGCTGGGGCGTAGTATGCGGCATCTTGTCGTGCTGGTGGAGGAGTTGCGCGAACGAGGCATCAACTTTCGTAGTCTGACGGATTCAATTGATACCAGCACACCAATGGGACGCTTTTTCTTTCATGTGATGGGTGCCCTGGCTGAAATGGAGCGTGAACTGATTGTTGAACGAACAAAAGCTGGACTGGAAGCTGCTCGCGCACAGGGACGAATTGGTGGACGTCGCCCCAAACTTACACCAGAACAATGGGAGCAGGCCGGACGATTAATTGCAGCAGGAATTCCTCGCCAGAAGGTAGCGATCATCTATGATATTGGTGTATCGACTTTGTATAAGAGGTTTCCTGCAGGGGATAAATAAAGTTAAAGACACTTTGTGTACAAAAGAAAGTAAAACAACAGCAACTTGTTGCAATTTTATCAATAAAAGTAGTATTGTCGTGAAAAATTGATTAAAGATTAATATT